GTCCCAAGGAGGACCCCATGGCACTCAACACGGCGGTAACCGACGTCCAGTGGTCGCCTAACTTTTCGGCAGGACGACCTGCGGGAACACCTAACGTGATCATTTGCCACCACTGGGGGGCTGACGGTCAGTCCCATCAGGGTGTCGTCGATTACCTGTGCCGCGCGGACGGGAACAGTTCGGCCCACTATGTCGCCAGCGAGGGCCGCGTCACGCAGCTCGTGCACGACTATGACCGCGCCTGGCACGCCGGACCTGAGGGTAACCCCAGGGGCATCGGCATCGAGTGCCGTCCCGAGATGAGCGCGGGCGACATCGCCACAGTGAAGAGCCTCATCGCAGCGATCCGCGCCGAGTGGGGCCCACTCCCCATCAAGGGGCACCGTGACTTCATGGCCACGGCGTGCCCCGGCCGCTGGTACGCGATCCTCGGCCAGCTCGGCGGCGGATCGGCTCCAGCCCCCGCGCCAGCTCCGGCCCCGGCTGCCGCGGGTCTGGCGGCGGACGGGTACTGGGGGGCCGACACGACCAGGCGCCTCCAGCAGGTCCTGGGGACCACGGTCGACGGCGTGGTCAGCTCGCAGGACGTGTCGTGGCGCGCGCAGAATCCCGCGCTGACCTCCGGGTGGGAGTGGGCGGCGTCCTCGGCTGCGGTCGGCTCCCAGCTCATCCAGGCTCTCCAGCGCAATCTTGGCGTGGAGGCTGACGGGCTGATCGGGCCGGGCACGATCCGCGCCCTCCAGCAGCGGATGGGCACGCCCGCCGACGGCGTCCTGTCCGAGGAGTCCCAGTGCGTCATGGAGCTTCAGCGGCGCCTCAACTCCGGCCGCATCTGATGGCCCGCTCACGCGTGGGGCCGGCGGTCATGGCGGCAGCGTGCCTGACCGGCCTGGCCCTCGTCACCATCGCCGGCGTCATTGTCGGCGTCCGCGTGCTCGACGCCCTGCTGTACCTCGCGTCCTGCCTCCTCAACGCACTCCCCTAGGAAGGAACACCCATGAGCATCTACACGTCCCGCACGTACTGGATGGGCCTGGCCGAGCGAGCCATCAAGACCGCCGCCCAAACGCTCCTGTCCGTGCTCACGGTCGGCGCGACCATCTGGAGCATGGACTGGGAGCAGGCCCTCGGCATCGCCGCGGGCGCCGTCGTCCTGTCCATCCTCACGTCGATCGCTGACCCCCAGCGCGCCGACACCGCCGTCGCCACCGGCACCCCCCGCCACGCCGCGGAGGGGTAGCCATGAGCCCATTCCTCGCACAGCTCGACCCCATCGTGTGGGCCGCCATCCTCACGCTGATCGGAGTCGTCGTGGGTCATCTCATCTCCGGGTGGGGCAAACGCCAAGACCACGAGCTGGCTGCCGTCAAGCTCACCGTGGACACGCTCCAAGCGCAAGTCAAGGACCTGCGCGGGGAGGTGGATGGGCTGCGGGTCGAACTGCGTGAGGCCGAGCGGCGGGCACGCATCTCGGGCGAGCACTACTCGGCGGCCCTGGCGTTCGTCCGGGTCCTCGTCGTCCGCCTGCTCGCCGCCAACGACACGCTGCGCGCGGCGGGCCTGGACGAAGTGCCTGTCCCGGCCCCGCCAGACATGATCGCCCCCGACATGACACCCATCGACTGACAGCCCTCTGACCAGCAGAAACGCAGCTCCCCCCGTTTTCATGCCGGGAAATATACCGCCCCCACCTGAGCCCCTTCGTGGGCCCAGGTGGGGGCGGGTTTCCGTGTTTCCCCCGCTTTCGCGGGGACCGCCCGGGCCGGCTTCGGCTCGGTCTTCCCTGGAGGGCTCACCCCCACGCGAGTGGGGACGCGACCCAGGTTACCGCGTGGCGTGCTCGATTTGGGCGACCCGCTGCTGGGACAGGCCCGTGATCTGAGCGATCTCCACCTGCGTGATGCCCACCGCTCGCGCCGCCCGGATCGCCTCATCCCGCCGGGCGATCGCCCCGGCCGCCGCCCGCTCGCGATGCGCGGCCTCGCTCACCGCCCGCACGAGATCCCGCCCCTCCTCCGTAGCCACGACGGTGTCGGCGGAGGCGAGCTCGCCGTCTGCGCGCAGGTCCTCGCTCGCCCCGGGCTCCTCGGCGAGGGCGCGGTCGACCTGGCCCGAGGCCAGCGTCTCCTCCCACCCCTCAGGGCGATCGATGAGGCTCCCCGCCGCCCGGTAGGCGTCGGCCAGGAGTCCGACCAGCTGGTCGCGCTCGATCCCGCTGCGCGCCCCGTCCCGGATCACGATCGGCAGGGCCGGGTCGAAACCCGCGCTGCGGGCCGTGGTGCGCGCCGACTGGAGGAGGCGCCGGGAGATGAGCATGCGCCGCGTCTCCGCATCGACGCGCTCCCGCTCGACGCGCAGGCGGGTGCTGGCGATGAGCCGCTCCGCCTCCCCGCGCAGCTCCTCCGGTGTGAAGTCCTCCGGGAGGCGCACCCGGTCGAGCTCCCCGCCCGCGTCTTCGATGCTGAGGATGCTCAGGGGTCGCCCGTCGGGGTAGAGGTGCCGGTAGCGCACGGTGAGGCCGCCTCCCGCGTCGCAGGTGGCCTCCCCCGCCCGGGACCGGTCGACGGCGGCAGTGAACTCATCGAGTGTGGTCATGATGCTGCTCCTCTCAGGATTGGCGCCCCGACCCCCTGTGTGGGGGCCGGGGCCAAGGTGGTCAGTAGCAGTAGACCGGAGCCTCGTAGTTGGCGTAGATCTCCCGGTCGTCGGGGATGTTGCTGGTGAGCATCTCGCTCTTCCTGTAGCCGTCTCCCTCGGCGTCCCACTCGTAGATGGTCGCGCTGGCGGCGATGTAGTAGACCTCGGGGTCCTCCATGGCGAAGAGGGCCCGGGCCAGGCGCAGGGCCTCGGCCTCGGTCTGCACGTAGTGGTAGCTGACCGCGCCGTCCTTCGACTCGTACTCGATGGCGTAGGGGGTGGCGGGGGTGGTGGTGGTCGTGGTGTCGGTGGTGGTCATGTCGTCCTCCTGTGACTCGAGGCTGGGGGGCTGTCCTCCCTGCCTGATGACTCAATACTAGCATACTTGTACCCCGTTACAAGTCGGGTAGTACACCTCTAGGTCACAATCCGATAACAGTCCTTCACCCCAGAACCTCACCCCGCGCGCACCGCCAACACCGTCCACGCGACACGCCCTATGCGACAATGGAGTCGCTTGCAGCGTTGAGCTGTACAGAAGTGAGCCCGGCAGCCATCCGGAGGTTGGTGAGCCGGGCTTCGCGCTGTCACAGCGACTGCCAGGCACACCGTCTTCCACCCCACCCCCACCCATCACCCATCGATCTGGGGGAGGACCTGCGTCAGCATCGCGTCCGCAGCCTCGGTGGCGAGAGGGTGTTGAGGTGCGTGATCGTTGATTCTGCGCGATGGCCCACCAGATGGCTCACCAGCGAGCCTCCCTGCCCGCCTCAAACCCGGAGCCACCTCGGAGAATCGAACTCCGGACCTATTCATTACGAGTGCATAGGTCAGGTACACTGGGGGCATCGAAAAACCGCAGAATCTAGCCGATTCTATGGTGCTATCCTCGGATAACCGGGGCCTACAATGGCCCACCAGATGGCCCACCAGATCAGGGGGACGACCCGATGGCACGCGACAAGGGCTCCGGCAGCGTCTACCAGCGCGACGACGGCAAGTGGGTCGCCAGCCTCGAAGCCGGATGGACCACGCGCGGCACGCGCCGCCGACTCCGCGTCGTCGCCCCCACCAAGCGCGAGGCGCTGCGCAAGCTCCAGGACAAGCGCCGCGAGATCGCACGCACCGGCATCCCAGAAGAGGGAGCGCGCGCGGCCACCACCGTCAAGGCGTTCGCGGACCAGTGGATCGAGGCGCGCGCTACCACCGCCCGCCCCGGAACCTTCACCGCCGACCGCTCAGCCGTCACACAGTGGATCATCCCGACCATCGGGCACGTCAAGCTCAACCGCGTGAGTGCCGCCCACGTCCGCAGCGTCACCACCGCGATCCTCAACGCCGGACGCAGGGAGTCGACCGCCATCCGCGTCCACGCCGTCCTCACGATGATGCTCAAGGCGGCGCAGCAGGACGGGCACACGATCCCGCCCGGCGCCCTCACCGTCTCCCCGCCGTCGAAGAACGAGACGGACCGCGCCGAGATCCCCCTCGAAGACGCGCGCCTGATCCTCACGGAGGCCGCCGCGCGGGCCGACGCCTCCCGGTGGCTGACTGCGTTCCTGGAGGCCCCACGGCCCGCCGAGGCGCTCGGCCTCACGTGGGAGTGCGTAGACCTCGAGCGCGGCGTCCTGGACCTCTCCTGGCAGCTCAAGCAGCTCAACTACAGGGTGTCGCGGGATGCGTCGTCCGGGTTCCGCGTGCCGCGAGGCTACGAGACCCGATACCTCATCGGCCGCTTCCATCTCGTGCGCCCGAAGACCAGTGCGGGGAAGCGCGTCATCCCTCTGATCCCCGTCGTCTCCGAGGCGCTTGCCGCGTGGAAGATGGTGGCGCCCCGGTCGCCGTTCGGACTCGTCTGGCCCGACCCCGACGGCATGCCGCTCGACGATCACGACGACCGGGCCGCGTGGCGCAGCATCTGCGACCAGGCGCAGGTCGCCTCCACCGCGCCCTGGCACGTCACCCGCGACGGCCACCCCGTCGCGTCAGTGCAGGGCCGCCGCTTCGACCTCTACGAGGCCCGCCACACCACCGCCTCCCTACTGCGTGCCGCCGGAGTCTCAGACGACATCATCACCATGATCATGGGCCACGCCAGCATCCTCAGCAGCGAAGCCTACATCCACATCTCGATGGACACCGCCCGACAGCAGCTCGCCAACGCCGTCGAAGCCCTCCAACTCGAAGCCTAATATCCATCGGATATTAGAAAATCGGCGCGCGTGACGGCGCCCAGATATACGCTTCATCCCGTGTATCACGCCTACGTTGACGAGACCGGGGACCGCGGACACGGACCGAAGGCGTCCCCACGTTTCTCCATGTGCGCCGTCGTCGTTCCTCCCACCAGCGAGCAGCCGCTCAAAGACGCGCTGGCATCCATCAAGACAGCTTTCGGGATTCCGATCGATCAAGCGTTCCACTGGAACGAGCACTGCGCTCCGCGGAGGAAGAACGTCTTCGACCGGCGCATGTTTGTTGCCACCACGCTCGCAGGAGTTCCCGACGTCATGCTGAACTATGTGATCTTCGAGAAGAGTTCGATCCCTGACGGCGCGTCGATCGCCGTTGAGAATCAGCGGTTCTACAACTACGTTGCTGGAATCACCTTGGAGCGCATCATCTTGTCGACCCAGTATCTGAGCGTTCCAGATCGGAGCGTGCAAGCCAGATTCGGTCATGTCCGTGGCTTCGATCACGCCTCCACGCTCGACTACTTCAAGATCAAGCGGAACCAACCGAACCAGATTCCAAACTACGATCTTCTGTACGACGAGCCAAAGTTCGTCTCAGCTCAGTCCAACGGCGGCATCCAGGTCGCCGACGCCTACCTCGGCATCATGCGATCAGCCCTGGAGCCCAACAAGTACGGACAGTATCAGCACCAGCACTTGCAGGCTGTATCCCACCAGATCAGGCGTTCGCCGCGCGGCGTCGCATGGGCATATGGCATGAAGGTCCTCGGGCTTCCGGACTTTCGGACGAGGTACCCCTGGTGGAAGGACTGCATTGGGTGAAGAAATGCGACCCGGAGGGCTGTCAACCGGCGTCGCCGGAAGGACCCGCGCTAGCGGATCAAGCTTGATCCCCCGTGGTCGCAATCCCAGAGTAGCAACGTTGGCACGTCTTGCCAACCCCTACGCGCTGGCCTGGCGGACGGCCTTCTCCAGGGCGCGCCGGTACGCCTGGATGACCCAGCGGGGGAGATCAAGGTCCCGCGCGATCGCGCCCGTCTGCCACCCGTGCTCCTCCTCCGCCGCCGCGTACGCCGGCAGCGAGACGAACCGGCAGGCGACGATCTCATCGATGTGCTGCTCGACGCGCGGCGGCTGCGGGCCGTTGTCGCCGCGCCTGGCGTGCTCGATCTCATGGGCGAGCGCCGGCCGCTGCTGGTAGTCGGCCAAGTCGTCACTCAGGATGATGGTGCGGCGCGTGAGCATGTACGCGCCGTCCATCTCTGGGGGCAGCGTCGCCCACTCCACGCGCACGCCGAGACCGCTGCACTCGGCAATCAGATCGTCCATCGTCGGGATCACGCACAACATTGTGCACTCCCCCACCATCAGATCGAATCCTCCCGGCCCTCCGCCTCACGACGACGATCCGGATTGCGATGAGCGGCAAGCAGGTAGGACGGAAGAACTGACGGTGTCGCAGACGCGCGCCGTTCAATCTCACCGAGCAAGTATGAAAACGACACTCCAAACGCTTCCGCGATCTGCGCAAGTTGGACTGTGTCCGGTTTGCGTTCTCCCTGCTCGTAGAAGCGATATGAGGTCCTGGCGATCCCTGTCCTGTCAGCAACCTGCACCTGACTGATCCCTGCTGCTGCCCGCTCGGCACGCAGCGTAGCAGCGGTTGCCGCTGCCCATCTTTCCATCTCTTCCTGATCCATACGGGACACCATAACATCTGTTTGACGATAATTCAACTTCAAATAGATGCTAGATCTCGCTTGACCCCGTTCCGTTTGACGACTAGTGTGTTCCGTATGACGACAGCACAGCAGGTGAGCGACAGCCTCAGAGAGGTCGTGGTCGCAGCCGCCAAGGACGCCGGGATGTCCCAGCGAGCCATCAGTGACGAGACGGGATTCCCTCTCATCAGAGTCAATCGAAAGTTCACTGGCGTCTACCCCATGGACACAGTCGAACTCGCCGCCTTTGCGCAGGCCATCGGCACCACCATCACCGAACTGGCAATCAAGGCCGAACGCCGCCTGTCCGAGACGGAGGCCGCGTGATGGGCGACTTCACTCAGGTTTCCACGGAAGCGCTCCGGGCCGGGACGACGACGATCGACTCCGACCTGGCCCAGAGCGTGGTGTCAATCGACCTGGAGAGGCTCAAGGTCGGAACGTCTCGGATCTCGAACGAATTTGTGTCCAGCCTCGTCGGCGTAGCCGATGACGCTCCCATTGCTCACCCGTTCCGCGAGCTCCAAGTTAGCGACGAGTCCGAGCAGATCATTGATCCGCTTGCTCAGGAACCCGAAGGCGGCATCAAAGGACCTGTCCTCTGTGCTGGCGAGTTCAGCGTTCCACGAATCGCGCATTGCCAGTGCGGTCGGCGTGTACTCGTTGGGATACGTGATGTCCATATCTCTTCCTCCTTGGTTGCCGACGGCATCCACGCTGACGGCTCCACTCACCCTACCGACGCGGCTCCCTCCCCCGTCCGGATTCGCGATGGCGAGTGGATCGAGGAGGAGCGGTGATGGGCGATTGGGATCGGGAGATCGTGTCCACCCGCGTGACCAGTGACGGGCAGGTGCGGGCGAAGACCCGCGCGGCCGGGGAACTGTGGATCGGACAGGTCGAGAAGCGCGGCCGGTTCTGGCACGCCCTCTCCCCCACCGGCGTCTGGACGCTCCACAAGGCCACCACCCGCAAGCAAGTCATCGACTGGATCAAGCAGAACCCCTGGGAGGCGTGACAGATGCGCGCCGCCCAGACAGAAAACTCCCGCCGGGTCCAGCCGGCGGGAGCGACGAAAGGAAACGCCGTGCAAGACCTCATTCCCTTCACCTACGAGTCTACCGACCTTCGGGTGGTGGCCGTCAATGGCGCCCCGTGGTTCGTCGCCAAAGACGTGTGCAACATCCTTGGTCTCGGCAACGTCGGGCAAGCGCTCATTGGCCTGGACGACGACGAGAAGAGTTCCATCATCATTAGTGATGGAACCCCGGGAAACCCGAACAAGGCCATCATCTCCGAGTCCGGCCTGTACTCTCTCGTCCTGCGCTCGCGGAAGCCTGAGGCACGCGCCTTCAAGCGGTGGGTCACGCACGATGTGATCCCCGCTGTTCGCAGGCATGGCGGCTACCTGACTCCGGCGATGACTGAGCAGGTCCTGTCCGACCCGGACACGATCATCCGCCTGGCGACCGACCTCAAGCGCGAGCGGGCCGCACGCGTCCAGCTCGAAGCTCAGCGTGAGATGGACGCACCGAAGATCCTCTTCGCCAACGCGGTGGCCACATCGCACACGTCCGTCCTCGTTGGCGATCTCGCGAAGATCCTCAAAGGAAACGGCGTCGAGATCGGCGGCACCCGCCTGTTCAAGGTGCTGCGCGACGAGGGGTTCCTGATCCGCCGGGAGGGGTCGGACTGGAACATGCCGACCCAGAAGTCGATGGAACTCGGCCTGTTCGAGATCAAGGAGACCGCGATCACGCACAGTGACGGGCACGTGACCGTCAACAAGACCCCGAAAGTCACCGGAAAGGGCCAGCAGTACTTCGTCGAGCGGTTCCTCGACGGACGACTTGAGGCGGTGGCGTGATGCGTCAGATTGCGTACACGCGGCAGCAGGTGGCTGAGCTCTGTGGATTGTCCCCTGACTCGATCAAGAAGGCGATCGCCGCTGGTGACCTGGCGACCCTGACCCCGAAGGTCGACGGGAAGAAGATCGGCCGGGATCTGATCGAGCACGACGAGCTGATGCGGTGGCTCCGCAACGAACCCCGCAAGACCGCCTGACCCACCACCACCCCCACCTACTCCCTGCGACTCGGCAGGGAAGACGAAGGGACGCATCATGCCCATTTCACTGCGCGAGTATCGCGAGACGGTCCTCGGCCTGTATCCGACACTGTCGGGCCACCAGGCGCGTCGGGTCGCGTCCATGCTCTTCGACGCAGGCGTCGTGCCGTCGGCGTGGAATGTCACGGAGACGATCCAGTCGGGCAGGGCGCCTGGTGATGGTCGGCGTGTGTGTGTGGCGCCGCGCCGGCAGAAGCGTGGTGGGCCGGACCTGGACCCGGCGACCGTCTCGGATCAGCATCGCGCGGACCCGACGGCGCGCCTCGGGGTGAGGAACGCGCTCGCGGCTCAGAGGCGGGTCGGGGCGTGAGTCGGGCGCATTCGTGGGACCCGGAGCAGCCTCGTCTCCCGCGTGCCCGTGACCATCGTGATCCGGTGGGTGACAAGGCGTGCGCTGACGCGGACCGTCGTCGCCGTCGAGCGCCTGACCCGCCGCCGCCCGTGCGGCACCAACAACCACAGCAATCTGCGCCCCCGCCATCGTCGGTGGGGGCGCTCCGTTTTTCAGACGAGGAGCAATCATGAGCAGCAGAAACCTGACGCCGGCCGACGTTGAGTGGCCGGATGAGCGCGAACCCTACAAGCCGAGGCACAGGAGCGACGTGGGGCGCACGCACACCTGGTCGTCCGAGTGGCCGACCCCGACACGCCAGACCGGCCGCCACGACAAGCGCAACGCCGCCCGAGAGGCCCTCCAGGACTGGATCGACCGGCACAGTCTCCGCGACCTCCTCACCCTCACCGGACACCACGCGACCGAGGCCCTCCGATGAGCGATGACAGTCTGGCTCAGGCGGCCGGCGTCGAGCGGGCCGTCCGCCTCCAGGTGGCCCGCGAGATCCGCGAGGAGCGCGAAACCTACGTCCGCGCCGGCGGCCAGTCAGACGATTTCCTCTTCGGCCTCGCGGAGGCCGAGCAGATCGCGCGAGGCGGTGAGGAGTCGTGACGCGGCGTCGTGAGTCTCTGGCCGTGACGTGCGGGTGCGTGGCCGTCATCGCGGCCGCCCTCCTCGAAGGCGGCGGCCCACTATGGCTCGCCGCACTCAGCCTCGCCGGGATCCTCGGCGCGTGGAGGTGCGCGCGATGAGCCTCAAACGCCAAGTCCCCCGCCGCCCGCGCACACCGCAACGGTGCCGAGAGTGCGGCACCATCCTCGACCCAGAAGACATCCAACTGCACAGCGCCCTGTGCCTCGACTGCCGATGCGACGCGGCAGACCGCGCCTACGACCTGGCGCACGAAGACCCCAGGTGGAGTGACCAACCATGGTGACAGGTGAGACGAGGATTGCGGGCGCGCGGTCACTGGATGGGCTCCACGTCGAGACCGAGTGCCCCCAGTGCGGTGCCCGGTTCGACGACGACACGCTGATGACGCCCACCCAACTTCGCACGCTCGCCCAGTGGTGCGTGTCAATGGCAAGAAACCTTGAATGGGAAGCATTGAAAGGAGATTCCAGTGAGCATGTGGGATGAAACGTGGCGTGAAACCATGCGGGCGATCGACAGTCTCAACGTCGACATGATCAAGCCGATCAGCGTGCAGGCGGAGGCGGGCCGCGTGACCGTGATCCCCCGCTGGGAGGACCTGGAGCGGACAGCCCACAGCCTCCTCGGAGACACCCCACCCACCCCCGTCAGAGACGTGCACCCAGCAGCCTACGACGCCGGTTGGCGCGAATCCGTCACGTTCACTGACGACAGGCAGGGCATCACACTCACCGTCACCAGCAGTCACCCAGTGACCGTCCGAATGGAGGTCCAGCCGTGAGCCTGCGAATCTACACGGACCTCCAGCAGGGCACGCCGGAGTGGATCGAGGCGCGGCGGGGGCTCATCACGGCCAGCACGGTCGGCCAGCTCATCACCGCGCGCACCCTCAAGCCCGCCGCCAACCCGGCGTCGCGCGGACTCGCCCTCACGCTGATCGCTGAGCGCATCACCGGGCACGTCGAGCCGACCTTCCAGTCGGCGGACATGCTGCGCGGCGTCCTGGAGGAGCCGCTCGCCCGCAAGGCCTACACGGAGTGGACGGGAGTCGAGGTCCAGCAGCTGGGCTTCATGACGGAGACCTTCGACGGCGCGACGCTGGGCTACAGCCCCGACGGCCTCGTCGGGCACGACGGGCTCATCGAGATCAAGAGCCGCGCCCCACGCAAGCACTTGGAGACCATCCTCTCCGGCGGCGTGCCAGCCGAGAACATGGCCCAGCTCCAAGCGGGCCTGCTCGTGTCGGGCCGGACGTGGATCGACTACGTGTCCTACTGCGGCGGGATGCCCCTCTACGTGAAGCGCGTCCGCCCCGACGCGCGGTGGCAGGAGGCCATCATCGCGGCCCTTCACGAGTTCGAGGACAGCGTCGCCACGGTCCTCCACACCTACTACGCGCGCACCGACGACATGCCCGTCATGGAGCGCACCAACCTGGAAGAGGAGCTGACGTTCTGATGGACATCACAGACACCCTCGCACCCAAGAGCGACCAATTGGACGCCGTGGAACTCGCTGGCGGGCCACGCACTGTCACGATCACCAGCGCGTCACCGGGCAGCGCCGAGCAGCCAGTCAACGTCCACCTCGCTGAGGTCGACCGCCCGTGGCGCCCCGCGAAGACGGTCCGCCGCCTGCTCGCGGCCGCGTGGGGCACCGACACGACCACGTGGGCGGGCAGGCGCGCCACCATCTACCTTGACCCGCACGTCCGGTACGCGGGGAAGGAGGTCGGGGGCATCCGCGTGTCGGCGCTGTCGGGCATCGACAAGCCGCTGACCGTGCCCGTCATCGAGACGCGCGGCAAGATCACGCAGATCACCGTCCAGCCGCTCCCTGACACGCCTCAGCCGGCCGGGTCTGACATCTCCCAGATCACGGACATTGACCGGCTGCGCTCCATGTGGATCGGTGCGTCTCCCGACGTGCAGGAGCAGATCGAGCGGCGCGTCCAAGAGATCCGGTCCCTGCCTGACCCTGAGGGGAGTGACGCGGCGTGAGCCTCTACGACCTGCGTCCCGGCATGAGCGTGCACGCCGAGTGGGGAGACGGGCAGGCGACCGGCCTCCTCGAGGCCATGGGCAGCCCCGCGGACACGCTCCCCCACATGTGGTGGCTCCGCATCACAGGACCCCACGGCATCCCAGCAATCATCCAGATCCCCCAGGGCATGGAGGACCTAGTCACTATCACGGAGGAGCTGTCATGAGCGGGCTCAGTGATGTCATCACCCGTGAGCCGTGGATGGGCCGCGCCGCATGCGTCGGCCACGACCCCGCCATGTGGGACGAGGACGGGGTGCGCCCCGACGCGCGAGCCAGGGAAGCGATCAGCATCTGCCATGCGTGCCCGGTCGCCGCACAGTGCCTCCGGCACGCTGAGCGCGCAGAGAGAGGCTCAGACAGGGGCGTCAGGCAAGGCATCTTCGGGGGGCTCACACACGTGCAGCGGTGGGCCGTGGCGGCACTCCGTCGCGGCGAGTGCGTGCCCTGCGTGTCCTGCCGGCGGCTCCTGCGCCCCGGGTCCACGCGCCTCGACCAGCATCCCGGCACGATCCGCCACCACGCGGACGGCCTGTGCGCGACGTGCGCGCGCGTGTGGCCGATCGCCCTGGACGTGCACCCGTGTGTGGAGTGCGGGCGACTCATCCGCCCTCGTGGAGTGGCCCCGCGCGAGCTGCCGGGCAGCGTGTCCCACGGTGACGGCGAGAGGTGCATCGGCTGCTACCAGCGAGCGAGAAAGAACCGGAAGAAGAAGAAGGCGGCATGAAGCCCTACTACGAGGATGAACACGTGACCCTCTACCACGGGGACTGCCTCGAACATCCAGAATGGTGGACTGGGGCCGACGTGCTCGTCACAGACCCGCCCTATGGGATCGGGTATAGGCAGGGCCAGATGACCGGATCGACGATGGCTGACCGGCTGAGAACTGCTCAGTACATGCGAGCCACCAAGAAACAACGAATCGCGTCTGATCGAGACGTCTCCGTGCGTGATGACGCGCTCAGGATATGGGGTGACAGTCCAGCCATGTGCTTTGGACACTGGCGAAAGCCCCGACCGGACCGCACCGTCATGCGGCTCCTGTGGATAAAGGCGGAAGCTGGTACAGGGCTTTCCTCTCCCAAAGACCACCCTTGGATCACGCGAGACGAAGAAATCTATGTACTCGGAGACACGCAGAGCCTGTTCGCCAATGGCAAGGTCGATAGAAATTTCATTGAGACGTCGATTCCACAGTCAAACGCTCATCGAGATATCGACCATCCGACTCCAAAGCCGCTGGGCCTCATGCAGTGGCTCCTCGGCAAGTGTCGGCCCGAGTGGGTGATCGCGGACCCTTTCGCCGGTTCCGGCAGCACGTTGGTCGCCGCGAAGCTCCTCGGGCGCAGGGCGGTTGGCGTGGAGCTGGAGGAACGCTATTGCGAGATAGCTGCACGCAGGCTCTCTCAGGGCGTCCTCGACTTCGGGGACTGGTCCGCATGAGCGCCACCTCGTTCGCGGCCCGCGCGATGACCGAGCAGCAGCTCCAGGAGTCTGTGGAGGAGCTCGCCGCGCTGCTCGGCTGGTGGGCGTGGCACGACCAGGACTCCAGGCGCAACCGCGCCGGGCTCCCGGACCTGATCCTCGTGCGCCGCAACCGCCTCATGTGGTGCGAGCTCAAGACCCAGGACGGCCGCATCCGGCCCGAGCAGCGCCACGTCCTCGCCATGCTCCAAACGGCCGGCCAGGTCGTCCACCTGTGGCGCCCCAGTGACTGGCTCGACGGAACGATCAGGAAGGAACTCACATGACCACCACGTTCATCTGCTTCGGCCCCGAGATGCGGGAAGCCGCGCGTCACCCGGTCGGCGTGCGCTGGTGCTTTCACTGCCGGCACCGCCGAGAGTTCACCCAAGTCGTCCTCGCGCCGGTCGACAGGGAGTCCTGGTACCCGACGTCCGTGGAGATCCAGTGCGCCCAGTGCCGCACCGTCGACGGCGACCTCTTCCCCGGACACACCAGGGAATGGGACGAGCCATGAGCCGCTGGCCCGGACGAAATCAGAGCGTCATCCTGCCGCCGTTCGAGCAGAAGTGTGGCCCGATCCTCTACCTCACCGTCCGCCGAGGACCGCACGCAGGACTCACGTCAGTGACATGCACGTGCGGGTGGGACCGCACCTACAAGACACGCAGAGGAGCCGAACGCTGCGGGCGCGACCACCTTCGCATCGCCAACGGAAAGAACGAGCCATGATCCCCCGGCGCGCGCGGCCCAGAGAACGGCGGACGAAGACCGACCCCCGCGTGGCTCTCGCACGCAGCCTCATCGCATGGGGAGCACCCGTCAGCGAAGTCCAGGCCGCGCTCCAGGGCGCCACGATCGACGACATCAACAACATGAGGAAGGAGGCTGAGCATGAACCGTGACCCGCGTGACTTCGTGTTCATGGACGCCGGGTACACGTCAAACCCGAAGTGGTTCCGCGTCATCCGCTCGATGCAAGATGCAATGCCAAACGCATTGCCGGATGCATTGCTAGATGCAATGCGGGAGGCAATGCACATGCATCATGCGTCTATCGAATACTGCTTCGAGCATCGCACTGACGGCGCGTTCCCTGTTCAGGCCGTGAAGATCATGGCGCAGTGTCGACGCGAGGAAGCCGTGACCGCTCTCTTCGATGTCGGTCTGTGGGAAAACCTGCCCGGCGGGATGGCTCAAGTGCATGACTACCTGCGACATCAGAAGTCGGCAGCCGAGTTGGACGAGGCGAGCAGGCGGGGGAAGCGGGCAGCCGATGCTAGGTGGGGCAATGCATCGGGCAATGCATCGGGCAATGCATCGGGCAATGCATCGGGCAATGCATCGGGCAATGCAGAGGAGAGGAGAGAAGAGAAGAGAATAGAAGACACGTCAGCCCTCGAACGGGCCGACGTGCGCGCCATCTTCGACGCCTTCAACGACTCCCTGACAGCCCGAGGCGTCAAGGCCAAGAAGCCCACCAAGACCGCCCTCGACGCCGCGCGCCGGATGATCGACATCGACGGGCACACCGTCGATCAGATCACCCGATGCATCCAGTGGGTCACTGGCAACAAGTTCTGGGCGGCGAACATCCTCAGCCTGCCCAAACTCCGAAGCCAGTACGACCAACTGCGACTCCAGGCCCAGCGCGACAAACCCACTCCGCCGCCAGAGCCTGCCGTGACCTACGGGTTCAACTATGACGACGACTGACGTGCCGGACCTGGAGCGGCAGATCATCGGGATAGCCATGCAGTCCCCCCGCGACCTAGCAGACCTCCACGGCGTGCGCGCCGAATGGTTCGCAGACCACCGGTGTGCCGAGACGTGGAAGGTCATCCAGTCCATGGCCGCCGAAGGAGAACCGGTCGACCCCCAGACAATCTGGGGCCACGCCGGATCCATGGAGCCACTGGCTCGCGTCGGCATGAGTCTCCTGTGGCTCTTCGACTGCTACCAGGTCGCCCCACCCGGGCACCTCGGAGGCCCCTACACGCGTCAGCTCCACGACAGGTGCCTACGCAGGGTCACGGGCGACGCGCTCACCCGCGCCCAGCAGCTCCTCACCGGCAACGCAGACGTGCGCGAGGTCCGTCAGGAAGTCCTCTCCGCCCTCCAGGGTGTGGACGTTGACTCTGTGGGCACCGTGGACGCCCCGACCGTCGTCGACCGTCTGATCGACGAGCTGGAACACGAGACCCCGTACGTGCCGACCCCGTGGGCCGGCATCAACGAGGGCATCCGCGGGTGGCGGCCCGGCGGACTCTACGTCGTCGCAGCCGCTACGTCGGTCGGGAAGAGTCTCGTCCTCCAGCAGGCAGCACTCGACCTTGCTCGCCGCGGCCCGGTACTCCTAGAGACGTTCGAGATGAAGCCCACGGAGGTGATGAGTCGCCTCATCTCAGCCAAGAGCAACGTCCCACTGTGGCGGTTCCAAGGCAGGCTCGCAGACGGGACGGACCCGCTGGAGCGCGACTGGCCGTTGGTCACTGACACGGCCACCTACATCTCCGGTCTAGACCTCCGGTTCGGGGAGACGTCGACCAGCACGACGATGGACGTCCGAGAGCACGCCCGCGAAACCTCCCAAGGGCGACGGATGGCCGGCATCGTCGTGGACTACCTCCAGCTCATGAAGTCGGCCGGCAAGGTCGAGTCCAGGGTGCAGGAGGTATCTGGGTTCACGCGGGACTTGAAGCTCATGGCCCAAGAGTTCGACTGCCCCGTCATCGTCGCCAGCCAGCTCAACCGCGAGTCAACGAAGGGAGGACAGCGTCCATCACTAGCTGGTCTGCGGGAGTCTGGGTCAATCGAGCAGGATGCCGACGTGGTGATACTCCTTCACGAACTGGCGTCCGCCGTAGACCGCAACGGCGACATGCCGCTGGACGCTATCGTGGCGAAGAACCGGCAGGGCAAGCGAGGCAGCATCCCCCTGCTGCGCCGAGGCAAGACAGCACAGATCATCGACGACACATCGAGGAGCATCGAATGAGTAGTGACGACGCCTACGTGGAGCTGGATCCGCGGCTGGCCGACACGTGGGAAACTGAACTGGACGGGTATCTCCTGAACCTTCAGGACGCGATCCGATCGGGCGCGCCAATCACGCGGTTCGTTGACGAACTCGTTGACGAAATCAAGGAAGCCACTCGCCGCGGCTTGTTCATCCAGACGGACGTGGCTCTCGGCAAGTGGGGATTCCACCAGTGGATCAGGGATCAGGCCGGCAGGGGTGACTGCGTGGGTGACCTCGCTCGCGACTACGTCCAAGACCTCGACGATGGGGCCACAAAGGCTCAGACGCCGGACCAGCTCCGCTCGCGACTTCTCGATGCGGGCGCCGACATTGCAGCACTGGACGCGCTGACTGTGGCCTCTGACGAGTACGACAACATCCCCCGGAAGGAATCCTGACAATGACCGCCATTAACGCGCTGCTGATCGACTTCCACCAAGACATGGACGGGACGAGCCGCGACCTCACCACCGCGGTGGAGTTGTCGCCCGACATGACCGTCGGCGAGATCGTCGACCGCTACCTGATGGGGCGAAGCCTCGTTGGAGATGACCCCTACCCGAAGCAATGGGCGCGATTGGAGATCCGCGCAGCGAGCGGGGCCGACGAGTCGCTGATCTGACCACAACCGAACATTCAACCCTGAGGGGCGTCACCGTGATGGTGACGCCCCTCTTCGTACCCAAGGAGGGTGCAGCAATGAGCGCGCATGTGACGGTGACCGGGAATCTCGGTCAGGACCCGGAACTCAAGTGGTCCCAGCAGGGGAAGGCGATCCTCGGCGTGAGCATCGGCTGCACGCCCCGCCGACTCAACAGCCAGTCCAACGAGTGGGAGAACGTGGGCGACGACCTGTGGATCCGCGCCACGTTCTGGGAGCAGGAAGCCGAGCGCCTCGCTGAGGTCCTCCGCAAGGGCTCGAAGATCAGCGTGGGGGGCACCCTGTCGCGGCGGGTCTACGAGCGGCGTGACGGCGGGCATGGCGAGTCGCTGGAGTTGACGGGTGCGCGCTTCCTCGGCGTCGTCCCCAAGGCTCAGCAGCAGCCCGCTCCTGCTCCTGCCGCCCAGCAGGATCCGTGGACAGGTGAGCAGCCTCAGCCGCCCGCCCAGCAGCAGTTCCCAGAGTCAGCGCCCTTCTAGGCCACCGACCAGCAGAAACACACTCAGAGCCGCTTCCAGATGGGGGCGGCTCACGCATTTTCGAGAGAGGACAAGACAATGACTGACACTGAGACGACTCTCGCGGGGGAGGTGGCCGCCGTGGTCGCTGTTTTCCGCGACATCGCGCAGGCCGTCGACGGTATTGTCGACGCGCTCGCCGCCATCCGTGACCTGCTCGACTCCGCGTGGGCGAACGGTGGAGGGGCGAACGCTCCCGGCCTCGCGCACGCGTCCACTCCCGGGGACTACGGGACCCCGCAGAACCCTCGCGCGGGGGTCCAGCTGCCTCGTGGCGAGGCTTTCACCCCCGCCCCGCCCACTCGCACGGGCGACACGGTTGACCCCCCGCAGGACGCCACACAGTGCGTCTGGCCGACCGAGCTCGGCTGGTACTGGGTGCGCGGAGTGGACAGCAACTCGATGTCGCCCTCGGTGGAGGGCTTCGCGCGTCTCAGTGAGGCAGGGCACTTCAATGGTGTCGATCGGGATTCGCAGGATTGGTCGATCTACCGGGGAGTGGACGGTGACCGTCTGGATTCGGCGGTCCGCGTCACGCCCGTCCCCACCGAGCTGATCGAGGAACTGCGGCGGCGCATGGAGCGCGACCTGAAGACGATGCCGATAACGATCGGCACGGCGGCCGAAACGGCCCACGCCATCTTCTCCTGGCTCGACCAGCACGAGGAGGCGCGGCGATGAGCGACATCGAGACGGCAATCATCGACGAGCCGATGGGCCCCACGCCTGACATGGTTGCGCGAGACCTGTACACGATCGGCTACGCGCACGTGATGGGCGGCTTGGGTCTGTCGGAGGCTGACGCGCACGCCGACTGGGCCGCATGGCTCGCCGCCCACGACCGGGCTGTCCGCGAGCAGGTGGCGCAGGAGTACGGCGTCGGAGACCTCACGTCGCGCCCGCTCTATGACGCACAAGAGCGAATCGGACAGCTTGAGAACCTCGTCAACTACCTCCGACGCGAGAACCGTCGCCTAGAGAACAGCATCGCTCGAGGAGAGGAGCAGACCCGTGACTGACACCACCGCACGCGACAGGCTCGCGCAGATCATCTACGACACGCTCAGTGGCAGTGGGAGACCGACGAGCAGCGCGAGATGACGCGCGAGATCACGGACCGGGAGATCAACGCCGCAGCGGATGTTCTGGAAGCACTCGACGGAAGCGACTTCTACACGACCGCCCGCGCCGCCCTCAAAGCAGCCAAGGAGGCACGGGGATGAGCACGCGCACGTACGAGGTTCTCTACGAGCGTGCTGAGTTCGGCAGATCAGTCGTGGGTATCCGATGCCCCTACTGCGGTGCCGTGACTGAGGCGTACGTGTGGTCGCTCGCTGGCAGCGGGAAGCGGTGCGCGTGCGGGGCCGTCCATCACTGGCTGCATCAGACAAGCACGAAGGAGACCGACGATGAGTGAGTACACGCCGACCATGGACGATCTAGTCGATGGATATGCCTACTGCACTGGAATTGGCCCCGTCATTGGGGAACGGAGGCGTGCCATTGCCAATCGCGCCATTGCCGCCCACGACCGGGCTCTCCGAGAGCAGATCGCGCGGGACATTGAGCAGCACTACCTAGGGCCGGACTCAGGTCGTTGCTTCGATGGCCGAGACGCGCCGGACGCAGCAGAGAGGGAAGCATTCGACGAAGGTCTGCAATTCGCCGCCCGCATCGCCCGAGGAGAGGAGACGAAGTGATGGACCTGCAAGAGAAGATCGCGAGACTCATCGACCCGAACGTGTGGCACTACGCCGACCTCAACAGGCACGACACGCCCATCAGTGCCCGAGTCCTCACAGAGCCCTCACTCACCGCCGCCCGCCGCGTCATCGACAGGCTCGGACTCACCGAGTGGAAGCGCGAGATGGCGGGCACCGTTGAGCACCGCCTCGCCACGCCATGGGAACCGGAGGAAGACGCATGAAGATCCGCCTATCGCTCGCCCTCGCCATCAGCAAGGACCCGCCGCCCACACCGGACGGCGGGTCCACTGCGACCGCGCCCGACGTGGACGTCACCGGATGCGCCGACCTCGAACGGCGCCGGAGCTACGACACCACCGGCATCGGCTTCCAACCCTCGGAGGTACAAGCATGAGCATCGCCGACTACATCAGCAGAATCAGACAGCAGCTCGGCACCATCAGCCCCCACTGTCGGACATGCGGCAGCACATATCGGACGCTCTGCTGGTACAGCTACCAGCCCGGCATTCGCGCCTACCGCTGCATGAACTGCGGACACATCGGCCCGGACAGCGAATGGGAGGACGCATGACAGCCACCATCGACGAGAAGGAGCCCCCCCTATGGTGACCATCGACACCGCGCGCAAGGAGCTCCAGGAACTCGCACAATGGGTGACGCTCATGCCCGCCACCCCGTCGGACGCCGCCCGAGTCCGCGGCGCCGGCATGGGGACCGGCGGCTTCGGCCCCAAACGCAGCGAGTCCCCCGCGCCCGGAAACGTCGACCGGTGGATCGACACGTGGTTCGACAACGGGCCCCTCGGCATCCACACCCAGTGCGGCGTCTGGCAGGCACTCGGACACTGGGCAGACGAGATCCGCGGCATGCGAGACGCCCTCGTCGGCCCAGACCCGCACGCCGGAACCATCGCCTACATCGCCGACCACATCCAGTGGGCCGCCGACCACATGCCCGCCGACCAGTGGGCATTCATGGCCGCCGACATCCATGGCGTCCACGACAGAGTCCAGCACCTCGTCCACCCCGACCGCCTCCACGAGGGCACCTGCCCCACCTGCGGGGCCCGCATCGAATGGATCCTCGGCGACCACGGCAAGATCAACATCCCCATCTGCCCCAACCACCACAGGATCGACAACCTCACCGGCGCCACACTCCGCAGGCTCCGAGCAGCCGACGAGACAGACGCACCCGCCTACGCCACCATGGCCGAAGTCCAGGTGCTCTTCCCGAAGCTCAAGCCCGGCACACTCCGCAAATGGGTCTTCGAGGGCAAGGTCAAGAAGGAGGGCAGCCGCTACCAGATCAACCAGATCACGACACGCTACGCGAGCATGCAACGGACCGCGTGACCGTGATACCGTAACGCTTGTGGGGCCGAAGTGTCGGAACCACACACAAGAGCCGGGTTGCCAACGTCGAGGCACCCGGCTCCCTCACGTGAAGAGACCCCCGGAACCACACAGGCTCCGGGGGTCACTCACATCAGGAACCGCCCATCGCCTTGCAATGCTCGCAAGGACGGTTCACAAATCCATCTGACGCTATCCCCACAACGCCAGTCCGCGAGGGGAAACGAACCACCAACCGCCCCGTGATGGGGCAGACAGGAGGGCGTGATGCCCAAGGAAAAGATCTACGACGGGCCCGACGGCATTGAGGTCCAATGGTCCAAGAACGGCCAGCTCGTCTGCGTCAAGGCCACAGACTCCGAAGGCGACGCCATGTGGCAAGCAACCGAGCCGAGAGACGTTGACAAGCTCATCGCCTCACTGACCAAGGCGCGACGCCAAGCCTGGGGCCAGTGACACACGGCCAGCCCGAGCCGACAATCGGGCACAGGAGGGTGAACCAGCAAGGCGCTGGGCACCGCCGCTAACGGATGCGCCCGCCACGCCGCGGGTCGGGATCGTCCCCTGCACCCTCCGCCACACACACCCCACCCGGCGCACACCTGACCCCGGACGGAGGCGCCCACATGTCCACCAGCAGGACAGGCACGACGAAGTACCTTTACAACGCGGCCCGAATCAAAGCTGAGGCACAGGCCCTGGGCATCACCCGGTGCCCACGCTGCGGGCACCCCATGGACTACACCCGAGGATCACGCTCACCATGGCGCGCGACCGTCGACCATCGCGTTCCCTACGCGACGATGCGTCGCCTTGGTCGACTCGCTGAGGCTGACGACATGGACAATCTGCGCACAGTTGACGGTCGACCAAACGTCATGTGCCAGCACTGCAACAGCTCGATCAGCGACAAGCGTCAGCATCGCGTCGTCAAGCCGTTCAAGACGACGACAACGACAGTCACATGGTAACCCTATCTCACCATGCAAGACCGTGACGCCGACATGACCACCACTTGACCGGACGGGGGGGATACCCCTCCCCCCGGCCCACGGCCGCACCCGGAGGCATTGCGGGATCTCCCCCCGCCGTTTTTCCACCACACCACCATCTCTCAATTGTAAATACTTAGTAAAGGCGGTGATCGCTCATGGCTGCGTCCGTCGCTCTCGTGGGCGGAACCGATGTCCGCGTGTCCCGTCGGTCGAAGACGAAGAAGCCAGTGCGCCCGAAGACGATTGCGGAGGCCGCGAAGTCTGGGTCCGAGAAGGACACGCTGATGGCGCTGCGGGATCGCCTGGCCAAGGCTGTTGACGATCCGGCGACTCCCCCGCGTGACCTGGCGGCCCTGTCTCGGCGCCTGACGGACGTGATGAAGGACTTGAAGGCGTTCGAGCAGGCGGAGTCAGAGGAGGCTGTCGGTGGCGACGTCCCAGATGATGCGGAGTTCGACCCCGAGACTGTCTGAGGCGGCTCGTCATGTGTGTGCCCCTCAAGGGATTGTGTCGACGGGGTGGCCGGCGGTGCGGGAGACGTGTCGGCGTATGGGTGTCGGGTTCGACCGGTGGCAGGAGGGTTTGGGGTCGCTGATCCTGTCGAAGCGGCGGGACGGCCAGTATGCGGCTGGTGTCGGCGGCGTGGTCTTGTCGATTCCGCGGCAGACGGGGAAGACGTACACGGTCGGGTGGATCGTGTACGCGCTCGCGATCTTGAATCCGGGCCTGACGGTGATATGGACGGCGCACCGCACGCGTACGGCGTCGGAGACGTTCCAGCAGATGCGGACGATGGCGCGTAACCCGCGCGTCGCCCCGCTGATCGAGGCTGTGCGCGCGACGAACGGGGAGCAGGCGATCGTCTTCAAGAAAGGGTCGCGCATCCTGTTCGGTGCTCGCGAGTCTGGGTTTGGGCGCGGGTTCGCGAAGGTGGATGTCCTCGTCCTGGACGAGGGGCAGATCCTCACGGAGGACGCGATGAGCGACATGGTGCCGGCGACGAACGCGGCGTCGAACGGGCTGGTCCTGCTGATGGGAACTCCTCCGCGGCCGAAAGACAATGGCGAAGTGTTCCGCAACAGGCGCGCGGACGCCCTGTCCGGTGACCCGGACACTCTGTACGTCGAGTTCAGCGCTGACAGCACGTGCGATCCGACGGCATGGGCGAAGAATCACGTGGACTGGGACCAGCTCGCGAAGGCGAACCCGAGTTTTCCGCACCGGACGAGCAAGCAGGCAATCCTTCGCATGAAGAAGCTGCTGGGCGGCCCGGAGAACTTCAAGCGTGAGGCCCTGGGCATCTGGGATGAGGAGGGTGCGCGCCGCGGCATCCCGGCGGACTTGTGGGATTCGTGCGCGGTGGATGCGGGCCCGGAGGATGGGGTCCGGTCTTTCGCGGTGACGTTCAGTCAGGACGGATCACGGCAGGCTTTGGCGGCTGCGATGAAGACCGCGGACGGCGTGCATGTGGAGGTCGTGGACACGCTGACGGGGAACGCTGAGGTTGGCGTGAAGGCGGTGGCTGATTGGCTGGCTGAGCGTCGTGATCGGGCGGCGATGATCGTGCTGTGTGGGAATGCTGGTGCGACGGTGCTGGCGGAGGCTCTGCGGGATCGTGGAGTGCGCAACCGGAAGCAGGTGCATGTGATGTCGACTCCGGAGTACACGACCGCATGCGCGATGCTGCTGGAGTCTGTGCGTGACGGGTCGGTGACTCACCCGCTCGTGGATGACCCGACCGAGGACGCGTTGGAGAGCTCGGTTGCTGTGTGCGACCAGAAGAAGCGTGGGCAGTCGGGCGCGTGGGGCTGGGAGCCGACGACGGAGGACGGGGACGAGACTCCGATCGAGGCCGTGTCGTGCGCCCTTTGGGCAGCGAGAACAACGAAGCGTGTCCCGGGAAGGAAACAGGTGGCGTTCTCATGATCTTCGCGAACCCGGTTTCCTCTCCGATGATCTTCGCGCCCCCGCAGGTCTATGGACTCCCGGATGATCTCCAGGTGGACCTCAATGATCTGGTGACGGTGTGGGCGCGGAAGCGTCCTCGTAACGTCGTCCGTCAGATGTATGTGGACTCCAAGGCTCTGGTGAAGAACCTCGACATCTCGGTGTCGCAGGAGATCGCGGACTTGTTGGAGATCACGAGCGGGTGGCCGGAGAAGGCGGTGTATGGTCTGGCGAACCTGTGTCAGTGGGATGGTGTGGTGTCCCCGGACGGGGTGGATGATCCGTTCGACATGGAGTCGCTGCTGCATGCGAACAGGTTTGACGTGGAGTTGCCGCAGACCATCGCCTCGGAGATGACGCACTCAGTGGCGTTCATCTCGACGATTCCGGGTGACGTGCAGTCTGGTGAGCCGCCCGTGGTGATCATGCCGCACTCTGCGGAGTGGGCGTCGGCCATCTGGGACCGCGTGACGAGATCTCTACGCGTCGCTCTGACGATCAATGATGTGGATGACTTGGGCCGTCCCACGATCCTGACGATCCTGACCCCGTTCCAGATCATTGTGTGTATGACGCGCGGCTCTGGTTGGTTCATGGCGGACGTGCGGGACCATGCGCTTGGTCGTGTCCCGATGGAGGCGCTCCCGTTCCGCCCGACGTTGGATCGTCCGTTTGGTCGGTCGCGCGTGTCTCGGTCGGTCATGAACATCACGGATCGCGCGGTCCGTGCTGCGCTTCGCATGGACGTGTCCTCAGAGATTTTCACAGTGCCCGGGCTGCTGCTGCGTGGCATCGACAAGGATGCGTGGGATGAGATCTCGAAGTCGTGGTCGTGGCGTCTGGGGGCGGTGAAGGGTGTTTCTCGTGACGAGAATGGCGAAGTCCCGGAGGTGACGACGCTTCCCCAGCAGTCGATGCAGCCGTTCACGGAGCAGATGCGTGAGCTGGCAGCGGAGTTCTCTGGCGCAACGTCCATCCCGATTAACCAGCTCGGCATCGTCCAGGACAACCCCTCAAGCGCGGAAGCGATCTATGCCGCGAAGGAGGAGCTGGTCATTGAGGCGACGAGCGCGAACCGTGTCAATGGGTATGCGTTGAACCGCATCTACCAGAACGTGGTGATGCTGCGCGATGGCATGACCGAGGTGTCGGATGAGTTGTCTCGGCTTTCGACGCGTTGGCGGAACCCGGCGATGCCGTCCGTGGTGTCTCAGTCGGATGCGATGGTCAAGCAGATCAGTGCGATCCCGGGTCTGGCGGACACGGATGTGGCGTTGGAGGAGATGGGCTATTCGGACGAGCAGATCAAGCGAATCCGGGCGCAGATCAAGGCCGCTCAGGGCGGCGACCTGCTCGACCGTGCGATGGGTCGTGTCCAACAGTCGCAGGAGGTGACCACGGGTGGCGTCTCTGGTGCAGATGGAGGAGTTTCGTCGGGCGAATGAGCGTGTCGCTGAGCTGGCTCGACGTGATCTGGAGGCGTTCTTCGGGACGTTGGACTTGACGAGGCCAGAGCTTGCGCGGGACACGCTGTTGGAGTTCGTGCCGGTCCTGACCGCCCAGTATGGGGATCTGGCGGCGTCTGTGGCTGCGGAGTGGTTCGACGAGCTGCGGGCCGCCGCGAAAGTTCCCGGAAGGTTCCGGGCTGTGGGCGCCGCTGCTGTTCCTGCCGCGCAGGCCGAGGCGTCGGTTCGCTGGGCGGCTTCCCACCTGTTCACTGAGGCTCCGTCTGGGATCTTGGCCCCACTGGCCGGGGCCGTGGTGAAGATGGTCCTGGAGCCCTCCCGCAACACGGTGATCGACATGAGCGCCCGTGACACACACAGTGTTGGGTGGCATCGTAACGCGCGGCCCACGGCCTGCGATTTCTGTATCATGCTGGCAGGCAGAGGCGGAATCTATCGGTCGGAGCGCTCAGCGTCGTTCGCCGCGCATGATGGGCGCTGCTACTGCACGGCCTCCCCCTCATGGGATGCCAACGCTCCCGAGGTGCCGACCCGCTGCTATGAGGCGTCGGAGCGCATGCAGAAGGTCCGCAACCGAGCTGCTGACCCGTCCGACCCGAAGAAGCAGGCGAAGGCGCAGCGGGTCCTCGACAACCACCGGTCCAACGTCAACTCGTGGCTGAAAGACATGAAGCCTGAGCTGGACGACTACCGGGCCGAACTGACGCAGGCGCTCGCCGCCTGACACATTGACTCCCCGCCGCACGGCGGGTTGAAACACCCCCACGCCCTGATGCAGTGCCCGCACGGGTCGCTCTGGGCTGTCCGCACGGAAGGGAAACGCAATGAGTGACACGACCCCGCAGCCCGAAGCTGCCACGCTCCCCGCTGAGACCACTGAGGTCACGCCGACCATCACGGAGCCCGCTCCCGCACAGGAGACGGACACCGACTGGGAGGCCGAGGCCAAGAAGTGGGAGAAGCGCGCCAAGGCCAACAAGACGGCTGCCGAGAGGCTCCGCGAGATCGAGGAGTCCTCGAAGTCGGAGGCGGAGAAGCTGGAGGCCGCGCAGCGTGAGCTAGCGGAGATCCGGGCTGAGAAGGCGCGGCTGGAGGTGGCATCCGCGAAGGGTGTCCCCGCTGAGCTGCTGGCTGGCCCCGGTGACGATCTGGAGGCCTACGCCGACGCCCTCGCGAAGTGGCGCGGCGAGCAGGCCAGGCCGGACGAGCCGGAAGCGCCCTCAGTGTCGATGGCTGCGAGGGTCGGCAAGGTTCCCGCCCGCACGGGCGCGGTGTCTATTGACGCTCAGATCGCTGCCGCCGAGAAGGCGAACGACTGGAAGCTCGTGTCCACCCTCAATGCGATGAAGCTGGGCGCACTCGCGCACCAGCGGCACTGATCCCCATCATCTGAAAGGAGCCAACCACCATGGCTGGCATCACAGGGCAGTCCACCACCCTCAACACGGTGAACTACAAGGGCGTTCTGTTCAACGCCTCCCCCGAGGACACTCCGCTCCTCTCCTCCATCGGAGGCCTGACCGGCGGCAAGTCCGTCAAGGCTCGCATGTTCGAGTGGCAGGGCTACGACCTGCGCGAAGCTGAGGATGGTCGCCAGCGACTCGAAGGTGCCGACGCGCCGGACGGCGAGCAGCGTATCCGCTTCAATGCTTCCAACGTGGTGGAGATCCACCAGGAGGCTGTCGAGGTGTCGTACACGAAGCTCGCCGCCATCGGTGAGCGCGCGACGGCTGGCGCAGCATTCGTTCCGGACGGAGGAGAGTCCCCCGTCCAGGATGAGGAGACCTGGCAGATCACGCAGCAGATCAAGCAGATCGCGCGCGACGTGGAGAAGACGTTCATCACGGGCACCTATCAGATGCCCGCAGACAACCTCACTCCCCGCAAGACTCGCGGCCTGCTGGAGGCCATTGCCACCAACGTGGCGACTTCGACGGCGACTGCCAAGACACTGACCGCTGACGAGATCCTGGATCTCTTCCAGAAGGTCTGGGACAACGGCGGCATCCAGGAGGCGGAGACCCGCACCGTGCTGGTCAATGCTGCTCTCAAGCGCGCTCTGACCCGCCTGTTCATCACGGACAAGGGGTACAAGGAGGAATCTCGCAACGTCGGTGGCGTCAACCTGCAGACGTTCGAGACGGACTTCGGTCGCGCGAACATCATGCTGGACCGTTACGTCCCCGCGAACACCCTGATCGTCGCTTCACTGGAGGAGCTGTCCCCGGTGTTCCTGGACATTCCCGGCAAGGGGCACTTCTTCGCTGAGCCTCTCGCCAAGACGGGTGCCGCCGACAAGGTGCAGATCTACGGCGAGATCGGCCTGGAGTACGGCAACGAGCGCAAGCACGGCAAGCTCACCGTCGCCACCGAGTGACCGACCGCTGGAGGGGCGGGTGGGAGGAATCCTGCTCGCCCCTCTGGCATGCCCGAGGGAGGCGACTGTGAGAGTCGAATCAGCGAAGTATCCGGAGCTGCTGGTCACCACACCGCGCGTGCAGTTCGTGGATGGCGTGGCCGAGGTCGACGAGGAGACGGCTGAGCTTCTGCGGCGCCTGCCTGCCGACATGGGGGTCGTCGTCCCCGACGTCGACACTGGCGACATCGAGCCCATCGAGACTGGCGAAGACCCTTCGAAGCCGAAGCGCTCGCCGCGTCGGAAGGCTCCCGTGAAGGAGGCGTGACCATGGCTGATGTCCTGGAGCCGTTGGCTGACCCGACGCACTACACGGAGGGCGGGTTCGGCCCTGCGTTCGATGGTCTGCCTGCCTTGCTGGCGCGGGCGTCGAGGATCGTGCGCGCCGAGTGCGCGGAGTCTGGCGTGGACATTGACGAGTGGATCGCCGGTGGCCGCGTCGATCAGGACCTGGTCGCGGACGTTGTCTGTGACATTGTGAGTTACCAGCAATCTGGACCGGGACTCGGTGTTGAGAGCGTTCAACAAGGAGCTGGCCCATATCAGGAGACTCTAAAGTACTCGTCCCCCGTTGGTAGCCTTTCGTTTACGAAGGTGCACAGGAAGAGGCTGGGTATACCGACACAGAGGGCGTTCGAAGTAGATCTACTCGCGCGGCCTGAGGACATCTAATGAAGAAGACGTGTCACATTTGCGGTAGCTCTATTTCTGGTTCAAGGGCGACAAAGTACTGCTCGACTGAGTGTCGGGCTGAGGCCGCTCGCATTCGGACCAAGAAATGGACGAAGGAGAACAGCGAATGGGTCACAGAGCGGAACGCTAGACACTACGCCGAGAATAAGGACGTAGAGGTCGCTCGTCGTCGATTGTACCGCATGGAGCACAGGCAAGAAGAGCGTGAAAGATGGGCGAGGTGGCGCGAGTCGCACAGGGACGATGCTAGGGAAAATCAAGCAAGGTACTATGCGACGCACTCAGACAATTGGCGCGCGCAAGCTCACAAGAGGCGAGTACTGATTGCATCAGGTCCACAGCACACTCTAGGCGACGAGCTACGGGCATACTTGCTATCGTCGGGACGCTGCACATATTGCGGCGCTGTCACCTCTTGGGAACGTGGCCACATTGACCACGTTGTTCCTCTCGCAAGAGGCGGGGGCAATGACAGAGGCAACATTGTCTGGTCGTGCGCATTCTGTAATCGCTCGAAAGGTGCGAAACTGCTAGTCGAGTGGACACAAGAGAAGCGCAGAATGGAGCGCGCGTCGTGACGATCCATGGTGAGACGGTGACCGTCCTCGCGTACGCGGAGGTCGGGCGCGACGACATGAACACGCCGATCTACGCGTGGGCTCCCGAACAGACGGTCGGCAACGTGCTTGTGGGCCCGTCGTCCACGGACGACCTGGACGGGTCCACGCGGCCTGAGGGAGTCGAGGTTGTGCTCGCCCTGCACTGGCCGAAGACCTACACGGGGAGCCTGCGGGGGAAACTCGTGGAGGTGCGCGGCACACAGTACGCGGTCGTTGGCGACCCGCAGCCGTACACGGCGGCGAACACGCCGGGCGCGTGGAACCGGCCCTGCTACCTGAAAAACACGGAGGGCTGACCATGGCTGGCCGGATTCGCTTGGAGCTGGACTACGAGGCGATCGCGCGGCTCACTGAGGACGCGATCGAGCAGAAGACGCAGGAGATCGCCGCGCGCGCCGGTGACGGCTACGCGGGGGACGTGATCTGGACGGACAGGCCGCACGGCGCCGTCCGAGCGACCACCTACGAGGCTCGCGTCGACAACGCGCGGAACAACACGCTCCTGAAGGCGGCGCAAGGAGGCTGACAGATGAGTTCCGAGTCGATTCTCATTGGCCTGTTGAACGCGGCGCCGGAACTCGTGTCGGACGGCGTGACCGCGTACGGCGCGGTCCCCGCTACCCGACCTGCGCGGTTCGTGACGGTGGAGCGCACGGGCGGGCAGCGCGACCGGCTCATGGACCGGCCGACGTGGGCGGTCCAATGCTGGGGCGCAGCCCACGGCACACAGTCGGCACGCTCCGACGCGGCCGACATGGCGGACATGGTCGCTGACGTCATCATCCGCAGGGTGGCTCTCGACGGGCGCGTAGCGCGCGTGGACGTGACCACCTCGTATCACTTCCCTGACCCGGACTCGGGGCAGGAGAGGACGCAGCTCGTCGTCACCGGCGTGCTGATGCTGGTCTGACCGCGGCGGGCGGTCACCTCCACAAAGGGGCATGGCATCTCCTGGGAGGGAAATCATGAGCGGCACTGCAAGCAATGTGTCGGTGGGTAAGCCCGTCGCGGCGGGCGCGATCTTCTCCGCGGTCTCCGGGACTGCGGCCCCGACTGACGCGACAACCGCACTGGCGGCCGAGTTCGGTGAGCTGGGCTACGCGAACGACTCGGGGCTGGTCAACAGCATCGAGACGGACAGTAACGACATCACGGCGTGGGGCGGCGACATCGTCCTCAGCGTCCGCACGAGCCGCAAGGAATCGTTCAAGTACACGCTGATTGAGGCGCTGAACGTGAACGTCTTGAAGGAAGCGTACGGGCAGGACAACGTCACCGGAACCCTGGAGACGGGTATTGCCGTCAAGCACTCCTCGGCGGAGCTTCCTCACCGCGTCTACGTGTTCGAGATCCTGCTGACGGGTGACCGCGTGAAGCGGATCGTCGTCCCGGACGGGCAGGTGAGCGAGGTCGCGGACGTGTCCTACGCGGACGGTGATCCGATCGGCTACGAGACGACGCTCGTCGCCTACCCGGACGCGGCTGGTGTGACCGCGTACGAGTACATCGCGAAGATCGCTGCTGGCGGCGGCGTCTGATAGGCCACCCGGGGCGGGAGTCGACGCCATGCCCGCCCGCCCCGGGTGCACACCACGGCATGGCGACACCACGACGAGAGACAAGGGGCATGGCATGGCTGCAACGGGCGGGGCGGCGCGGAAGACGCCGCAGGACCACAAGCAGAAAGCGGACGCGGAGAAGAGCGTGACGATCGACGGAATCAAGATCGTCTTCCCGACCGACATTGACGACGACTGGGATTTCGGCGTGGACATGGCCGAGTCGCAGGACGGGAACACGGCGGCCTCGATCCGCGTCATGCGACGACTTTTCGGCGCGTCCTATGACCGGTTCCGCGCGAAGGCCCGCGGGGACAACGGGGTCGTGTCCGCCGAGGCGATGGGCGGATACCTCCAGGAGGCGATGGAGGCCCTGTCGGAGGCGTCCCCAAACTGACCATGCTCGTCTGGTGCCTGATTGAGGCGCCTGACGAGCTGTCAGCGGACTTCAAGCGCTTCTACCAGGTGCGGGATGTCCACGACGTGCCGCTGAGACTGGCGTCCGCGTGGTGTGCTGCGATGATTCGCCAGCCGGAGTCGTGGACGCGCCGCAGGCTCGTCCCGGACTGGCAGTGGGGCCTGGTCTCGAATCAGCTCCTGGCGGCCGAGGTGGACGCCCTGAACACGGCGAACTGGCAGCGCGGCAACCAGGGCAGGCGGACAGCGTCACCGCGCCCGAAGCCCGTCCCGCGGCCGGGCGTCAAGGGGTACGGCGCGAAATCCGAGATCGTGTCACTGCCCGTGGATGAGGTCCGCCGACGCCTCGCCCTCCCCCGAGTGGCAGTGGATCAGTAGCAGATGAAGTCGTTCACGACGGGAGCGTCTTCGGTGCCGGTCACGTAGCACTCGACGTTGACGGTCTGCTCGGCGCCGTACTCGTTGGTGACGTCGGCCTCGACCTTGTAGTACCACTCGTCACTGTCGGGCAGGTACTCGCTGGCGATGAGCCCGAGGACCCAGTGAGCGTCGAACCCGTAGGGGAATTCTTGCTCTCCGCGCTGGTCGCAGGCTGTCCAGCCGGTGCCGTCGTCTTTCAGGCCGCCGGTGGTCGCTTGCCCGGTCTCGGCGGGCTCCGACTCTGGCGTCTCGGTTTCTGCTGGGGTCGGTGTCGGCGTGGCGGTTGCTGGGACGGTGAGCTTGATCGGCGTCCCGCTGTACGGCTCCAGGTCGGCTCCGGCGGCGGGGTCCTGGCTGAGCACCGTCAGCGTGGAGTCGACGCTCAGTTTGCCGTTCTCATCCTTGACAGTTCCCGTGTATCCCTCTTTGAGGAGCGCGGCCTGAGCGTCGGAGACGGTCATGCCGACCACGTCAGGGACCGAGCCTGAATCGGCGGACTGCTCTGATGTTGAACTCCCTCCCCCGCACGCGGCGAGTCCGAGGGCGATAAGGGTGGCCGCCAGCGCGGCGGCGAGTCGATGGGCCATGCGCCCGATTCTACGGGCCAGCGTGGCCATTCTGGAGCGATCGGAGGCTGAATCGTGGGCACTGCTGGCGGCATCAACATCGGCAACGCCTGGCTGAACGTGGTCCCCGCCATGAACGGCGTCGCCCCGGCGATCAACAAGGCCCTCGGCGGGGTGGACATCTCGTCGTCGACCAGGAGCATGGGGTCGACGATCACGAGCGGCATCGGGTCGGCGTTCTCGGCTGTCGCGAAGACCGGAGTCGCCGCGTTCGCGGCTGTCGGCGCGAGCGCCGTCGCGAACCTTGGGCGGGCCGTCTCCCGCACAGACATACTCAACAACTTCCCGAAGATCATGCAGAACCTTGGGTACCAGTCCGACGAGGCAGCCGCGTCGATCAAGACGATCAGCGACCGGCTCGACGGGCTCCCCTCGTCTCTTGATGGCGTCGTGAGCATGGTGCAGCAGCTGGCGCCCATCACGTCCGGCATGGACGAGGCGACGAACGTCGGCTTGGCGTTCAACGACATGCTGTTGGCGTCGGGAAAGTCGACGGCGGACCAGTCGCGCGCAATGCTCCAGTACACGCAGATGCTCAGCAAGGGCAAGCCGGACATGATGGCCTGGCGGACCATGCAGGAGGTCATGCCCGGCCAGCTCAACCAAATGGCGCACGCGCTCCTCGGGACGACCGCGAACAGCAACGACCTTTACAGCGCAATGATGGACGGGACGGTTTCGTTCCAGGACTTCAACGACGCGATGCTCCAGCTCGACAAGGAAGGTGTCAACGGGTTCGCGTCGTTCTCCCAGCAGGCTCAAGACGCCACCAAGGGCATCCAGACGGCCCTCGACAACGTCCGGAACCGCATGTCGAAGGCCATGTCGGCTGTCATCCAGGCTGTCGGTGCTGAGGACATCGCCGCGAAGATCAATGAGATGTCGACGGGCATCATCACGCTGGGTGACGACCTGGCGGCGACGATCGACAAGGCGCAGAACGGTGAGGGGCTTGACGAGTTCGGGAATGGGCTCGTCACAATCGCCGGCGGACTCGCGGCGGCGGGCGCTGCTGGTTCTGCGCTGAAGAACTGGGACTCTGTGTCGTCCGCGATGGACGTGCTCAACGGGCTCCCGTCGAAGCTCGGAGGGTCCCTGTCCTCCTTGAAGTCGGCGGCCGGGTCCGGGCTCTCCTCCATTGGTGACGACATCATGTTGCGCGGCTCCTACCTGGGTGATGCGTTCAACGCGACTCTGGGTGGGCTCCCGGCGAAGGTCGGCGGCTGGGCGTCCAGCGTCGGGGGCGCGCTGGGGTCCGCGAAGACGGCGATCGGCGGGAAGCTCTCGACTGTCCTGGACGGGGCGAAGGGCCTCGCGTCGACGGCTGGCGACAAACTGTTCGGCTGGGCGAAGCCGATCGCTGGGAAAGTGTCCGGCTACGTGTCTCCGATCCGGGACGCGCTTGGGTCCGCGTTCGGTGGGCTCGGTGACTCGATCGGCGGGCCCCTTCAGTCGGGTCTCGGGAAGGTCGGAGACCTGATCACTGGGTTCTTCAAGCCGGGCAACTTCATGAAGTTCTTCGGGATCGGCGCTCTCGTGGCGGCAGTGGTCGCTGGTCTCGGCGCCCTCATGAGTCAGGGCGGCGGGGAGATGCTCGCCCAGTTCAGCGCGACCATGGCCGAGCTCCCCGGCAAGATCACCGGGTTCATCACGGACCTGTCCGCCCAGATGCCAGCCTTCCTCCAGACCGGAGTCGACGTGATCATGGCACTGCTCACCGGGATCGTGCAGAACCTGCCGGCGATCCTCGCGGGCGCGGCCGACATCCTGTCCACGCTCGTGAGCGGGCTCGGCGCGGCACTGCCGACGCTGATCCCCATGGCCGCCGAGGTGATCGTCACCCTCGTGTCGGGACTGGTCTCGATGCTCCCCCAAATCATCCAGTCCGGCATGGACCTCCTGGTGGGCCTGATCCAGGGGATCGTGACAGCGCTCCCCCAACTGATCGCGGCGATCCCACAGATCATTGTCGCGCTTGTGTCGACCCTGATCGGCGCCCTCCCGCAGATCCTGCTGGCTGGCGTGCAGATTCTGACGGCCCTGATCCAGGGCATCGTGGATTCGATCCCCCAGTTGATCGCAATGCTTCCGATGATCATCACGGGGATTGTGAGCACTCTTGTCCAGAATCTCCCGGCGATCATCGATGCGGGAATCCAGCTCCTGGTCGCCCTGATCACCGGGCTTGTGGATGCACTCCCGCAGTTGATCGTGATGGTTCCTCAGATCATTGCGACGATCGTGCAGGTCCTCGGCCAGAACTTCCCGCAGCTCGTGACAGCTGGACTGAGCGCGATCGGCCAGCTCGTGTCAGGACTGGTGCAGGCGTTCCCACAGGTGGCGTCGAAGATGGGTGAGCTGCCTGGCCGGATGGTGTCGGCGCTCGGCTCTGTGGGGTCTCTCCTGTGGAGTGCGGGCTCGTCGATCATCGGCGGCTTGTGGGAAGGGATGAAGAGCGCGTTCGAGACTGTCAAGTCGTGGGTATCAGGTATCGCCTCGTGGATTGCTGACCACAAGGGACCGAAGGCTTACGACCTTCGGCTCTTGGTCCCGAATGGCGGGTGGATCATGCAGGGCCTCGGCACGGGCCTGGAGCGCGAGTTCAAGAACGTGCTGGGCGGCGTGGACACGATGGGCGCCCGGCTCCAGGCGGAACTGTCCGGCTCGGTGATCCCAGCGTCTGCTGGGGCGTACAACGCGGCGCCGTCCGGGTCGTCGTCACTGTCAGGCCTGAGGATCGCGGGCACGTTGGACATGCGCAAGGACGGGTTCATTGACCTGGTGGATGGCCGGATTCTTGCGGCGGATGTGTGAGGGGGTTGTCGTGTCGGTGACGGCGTGGGTGGCGTCGCATACGGGTTTGCCGAGTATTTATAGTGCTGATCCGGTGCGCGTGACGTGTGGTGATCGTGTGCTGGCGGACGGGAGTGGCCCCGTGCTGCTGTCGGATGCGCTGGCCGAGCCGGGTGTGCCGACGACCTACACGGTCGGCGACTCGTCGGTGACGCTCACAAGGGCGGCTGGCGGCAGGAGTGAGGGCATCCTGACGATGGCGAACGGTCGCGGCGTCCAGGGCCTCATCTACGCGGACAATCGGGATACGGTCGATCTGGGCGTGGAGCCGTCGCGTTTCAATGCGCGCATCTCGCGGTGGGCGATTGAGGATCCGCCGGACACGGGGACCGCGGTCTTCGTCCTGACTGACTTGTCGCGTGAGGACGAGGTTGTGTCGGTGCTCCGTCAGCATGGACAGGTGGTCATTGGCCCGGCGCGTCCGACTGTGGGTGTGCCCATGCGGATGGTGACCGTCGCCAAGCCGCGGCGGACTCGCCTGTCGTCGGCGGCGATCCAGTTTGAGGTGCCGTGGACTGAGTTCCGCGTCACGTCGGGGCAGATGTCCGGCGCTGCTCCGGTGGTGACGTGGGGCGAGTGGGAGGCGTTTGGGGATGCGTTGCTGGCAAAGTGGGGGGTCGCTGACGGCACGGTGGAGGTGCGGAGGAATCGGGCCAATAGACCTGCCGGTACCAGTGCTGGTCTGAATCCGGGAGAATTGGGGTTCGTGCCTCTTTGGGCGGGAGATGGCGGGTCCCAACAGATTTCTCTCTTGACGGGCATTCAGGGGCCTGCTGGTACGGGTATCACGACGGCTATCCGCAAGAAGTGGACCGTTATTGGGGCGGATCTTCAAGAGGTATCTTTCTGGAACACCCTAACTGGGGTTAGTGCTTACCCCATTACCCCTGGTGAGGTCTACACCGTTTCGTCTTATTGGCGAGTTAGCCGGTCGCAAAGCAGCATGGCTGTTAACAGGATGGTCATAGTGCCTATAGATGCGTCAGGGAAGGACCTTAATACTATTTATGGGGTTAACAATACCGGTCCCATTGTTGCAAATGAATGGAATAAATTGTCGGTCACTGGCACAATGCCAGAAAATGCGGCATATGCAGCGATTCGACATTCGGCGTTGTTCACAGACAGCACCGCTCTCCAAGTAGGCGACACGCTGGACGCAACGGGCCTGCTCGTGGAGAAGTCATCTGTTCTCGGCCCCTACTTCGACGGTTCCTACTCGCCTGACCCGGACCTCACACCCTCGTGGACTGGCACAGAGAACGCGAGTGCGAGTGTGCTCAAGGTCGCGTCGGGCTGGCAGCACTACTCGGCTCTGGACCTGTGCCGAACGATCGCGGGGATGCCCGCCTGACCTGCTCTCTCCGACAACTACATAGGGGGTCCACATGCGTCCTGGTCCCAGCGATCTTCGCGGCAGTGTGGGTGTGGGTGCTCGCGTGGAGGTGGTGCGTGGTCGTGAGGTGCTGGCGGTGAGTGTTCCGGTCGTGGATGTGGTGGTGGATGCGACGCAGGACCGTGTGGTGCCCACACAGCTCACCTTCTCGGCACCGCGCGACTGGGTGCCGGAGCATGAGCTGAGTCCGCTGAACAACTTCGGGCAGCGGTCGCACCTGTCGATGGTCCTGGATGTGGACGGCACGCCCACGACGGTGGAGATCGGGTGGTTCCTGCACACCGCGTGGGAAGAACAGGACGACGGCGTGCGGGTGACTGCCGTGGACCTCATGCAGACGCTGGTGGACAATCCACTCGATCAGCCGTCATCCCCGCCGTCTGGCGCGTCCTTGCTGGGTGAGCTGCGCCGGATGTGTGCGGGCGAGTCGGGGACGGGTCTGCCCGTGGTGCTGGATGATCCGGTGGACCGGTCGGTGCCGAGGACGACTCAGTACGGGACGGACCGGGCGGAGAACGTCAGGGACCTCCTGGAGTCGTATGGCCTCGAAGCGTCGGTGAAGCCCGACGGGTACCTGCACGCGTGGTCTCGGCGTGACGGTCGTCGGCCGGTCGCCCACTACAGTGCCGTGGATCTGGGTACGCCGGGAGCTGCGGGTGTCCTCCTGGATGCGCCCCGCAAGAGTCAGGAACGCCGGCCGAACCGGTGGACGGTGGTGGGCACGCAGGGCTCGGGCGATGACGAGCAGGTCTACATCGCCAAGACAAGCGCGACCCAGCCGCCCTACGACGTGGCGGGCTACGGGATCGTGCGGGCCCGCCACGAGATGAACATGGCGACCAGTCAAGCGCAGGTGACGGCGGCGGCACAGACCTATCAGCGCAACGCCATGATCACATCCGAGACCCGGAGCCTGGAGATCCCAGCAGACCCCCGGCTGGAGCTCGGGGACATCATCAGCGCCCAGACCGACACGGGGGAAATGCTTACGGGTCGCGTCACGGCGTACAGCTTGCCCGCCAGTGAGCCTGACGCGCGCATGAGAGTGGATGTGGGGGTACTCCGGTGGTGAGGCTGAACTTTTGGATCGACAAGAAGGTCGAGCGGGAGCGGGCGTCGTCGACTCAGCTCACTCAGCGGGACCGTGTGGAGGGCGGCACGGTCACCGAGCAGGTGGATGCCACGCATATCGCGGTGCGCCTGGATGGGTCTGAGCTGCCTGACGTGGTGGCGCCGTCTGAGTCCGGTGTCTCGGCTGTGGGCGCGTGGGTGCGTGCGATTCGTGATTCGACGGGGCGGATCGCGAAGTTCGGCATCCCCGACTCCATACCGTCTGGTGCTGAGCAGTTCAGTGTGGGTGTGACGGGTGAGCGCCTGGTGCAGTTGGATGCGACCACCGCAGCGCAGGGTGCCCAGTTGGACGTCGCGCGGGGGGATCTCGACGCGGCGCGCGCCCGTCTGGATGACCCGGAGACGGGGCTGGATGCGACGCAGGCGAAGGCTCAGCAGGCGGTCGATGACGCGGCCAGCGCCGTCACGAAGGCCGGGTCGGCCGCGGACGCCGCGTCCACCGCGCAGAACACGGCGGATGCGAAGGCTCGGACTTTCACGGCCACGCCGACCGCCCCCTACCAGGTGGGCGACCTGTGGAGGAACGGGAACAAGGCCTACGTGTGCACCACGACGCGCGCGTCCGGCTCCTACACGGCCGCAGACTGGGCGCTCACCGCGGACAAGACGAGCGAGAACACGGCCGCCGACACGTCGAAGGTCGGCGGGACCTCGGCGGCGACCGTCATCCAGAACATCCAGACGGCCCTCGCCAACGGGAAGCCGTTCGTCCAGCAGGCGACCCCCAGCGCGACCGCGGTCGGCCAGTTGTGGTTCCCCACCGACGCGGACGGCCACGTGATCGGCATGAAGGTCTCCACCGCGACCGGCACCGGCGCCTGGCAGGACTACACGATCATGGCGGGCGAGATCCTCGTGCCCGGCAGCGTCGGCACGACCGAGATCGGCCCCGATGGTGTGCTTGCGGCCAACATCAAGGCCAGCAACGAACTCTCAGCGAAGATCGCCAGCTTCCTGAAAGTCACCACCGACATGCTGATCGCCGGGAACGCCACCATCACGGGCGAGATGCTTGTCCAGGAGCTGATCGGCAAGATCCTGCGTGGTGGCCTTTTCGAGGCGGGTGGCGGGGACCTGCCCATGGTGCGCATCGGGCCCCTGTCCGGCCAGGTCGGGGTCGGGGACACCTATGGTGTGCGCATCACGACGCCGAACAACAACGCGAAGGGGTCAGCCACCCTCTCTGTTTCACCGGCCGGGCCCGCATTGGAATTCACAGCCGCGGATGGCGAGCCTGCCCTGGAGGTCACGTCAGGGGGGCTCGTGAAGGTCCGCAATCTTACGGATGGTGGACTCGTCGATATCGCCCAGGTGGCAGCAAGCACATTCACCTGGGAAATCGACGCACACTTCAATCTACAGTTCCCCTATTCCGGTGGCAGCTCGTCCAGTCAATGGTCTAAGGAGTCGTTTTTTCGCGCGCCATGGTCCGAGAAATCAATTGGGGCGGTCGGCCAAGTGTCGTCTCCGACGGGGAAACTCCTCATCCAAAGCGGTATTTCGCTTGTGGAAGCCTCTACGGAGACGAGCGGAATCCAGGTTCAATGGGGGTTGTTCACGAAGGACCCATCAGGCTATGCGTGGGACAAGACGACGCAGGACCGCGTGCCCGGTCCCGCGTTCGCACCATGCTCTGCGCACGTGTCCGGCCTGTATTCAGTCATTCCGGGAATGCAGACGGTGACGGTTACGCCGAACCAGAAGTATTGGCTCGCCCCCGTCTATTGGACATACAACCTTAACGGGCTTAATCCTGGCACGAAAACGTTCAAGGTTAATCGCATGTATGTGACGGTGTCTCCGACAACGTGAAACGCAAGCGGGATGCCAACGATTATTGAGAGGAGAATGATATGAGCACACAGCATTGGAAGGGGCCGACAATCCCCTCGGCGGGCGATCCGATCCTGGAGTCGTGGCCGACCTACACGGACACGGCGGGAATCATTGGCAGGGCGGCCAGCGTCGCTGCCGCACGAGCCACACTCACGGCAGCCCCCGCCGGTGCCGTCACCACCACCACACCCGCCTACTTCGACATCGGCGGCATCCTCTACCGGGCCGACGGCACCAAGAACAACGGCGTGTGGATCCTCAAGCCCATCAATGAGGTGGAGGTCGTCGAGGCGCAGGACGGGGGTGGTGGCTGGTCCGGGACGCTCGCCCTCGACGCCTACCGCAAGGTCGTCACTGCCAACCTCGGGATCCGCCCCTACGACCGCCTCATCAAGGCGTGGGGCTACCTCTACGGAACCGTCACAGGCAGCATCGACACCGCCCTCTACATCGGCGCCGACTACCGGCGAGCAGCCGTAGCCACCGGTCGAGGCTCCGGCATCGTCATCAACACAGGCATCATCCGCGCCGGGATCACACCCGACATCCACATGGGACCCATGGGTGGGTGGCAGTCCGGCGGCACCATCGCGCTCTCGGGAGCAGCCAGCCTCAACAGCATCGTCGTGGAGGCCACCCCCATCAGCATGGCCTAACCACCCACACCACCACCCACGCGCCCCCACCCACCACGGGTCGGGGCGTTTCTCATGCCCACCAGTCCCCAAGGAGGACGCATCATGGCACTCAACAGCGCGGTCACTGACACCCGGTGGTCACCCAACTATTCATCTGGTCGCCCGGCTGGTGACCCGAACGTCATCGTCATCCACCACTGGGGGGCGGACGGACAGTCCCACCAGGGTGTCGTGGACTACCTGTGCCGCGCGGACGGGAACAGCTCGGCCCACTATGTCGCCAGCGAGGGCCGCGTCACGCAGCTCGTGCACGACTATGACCGCGCCTGGCACGCCGGACCTGAGGGTAACCCCAGGGGCATCGGCATCGAGTGCCGTCCCGAGATGAGC